TCTTTTCTTCTAGACGCAAAACAAGTTCCACGTCAATGATGTTGTAGTCAATAAACTTTTGCCAATCATTAGTATAGAATGCTTTGAAGTTTTCATGTTCACTGTGATCAAGTTTTCTTTGACCAAGTTCTACATTCGCAATATGATCTAGACGATATGATTCTTGATTTGTGTAGGTAAACTTCTTATATAGATCCATGTAGTCCATCACATTTATCCCATACATGTTATAGACTTTGTTCTTTCTTCCTTTTATTTCTATCTCTTCATTATGAACGATGTTCCAAGGTGACATCATCTTCATTTCTTTCTCACCAAACAATCTTTCAAGACGACCACAGATATATGGCACGTCGTAAAGTTCTACGTTCCAACCAGTAAGAATGTCAGGGAAGTTTTGTATCCAGTAATCTAAGAAGCAACGGAGTAGATGTTCTTCTCCATCGCATAAAATATATTCTACATCGTCACGAGTATTCTTGTAAGGTTTAGTTCCAAATACTTTTATTTTACGTGTTGCATAATCCTGCACTGTGATACTGAGCATAGACTCAGCACATTCTAAAACATTAGGGAATCCATTCTCACATTCTACCTCGATGTCGAGTGACATGATATTCATTTTCTTGAAGTCAAAGTCAACCTCATCAGGAAACTCTTTAGATATAAACTGATACAAGTATCTGTCATACCCATGCACCTCAAAGTTTGGAACCTCTTTGTATTGATCTACAAACTTACGTGCTTCACGTACAGAATCAAACCTAACTGGTTTTGCATATCTACCATCGAGTGTTCTGTGTTTAGTTTGTTTTTTAGTGACAACAAAAAGAGTCGGAGAAAACTTAAACTTACGTTGAATACGTTGTCCATCTTCGTATCCAAGATAAAGCAAGTTGTCTCCAACTAGTTGAACGTTGGTGTAAAAACTCATTTAGTAACAGTCTCGTATTTCTTTTTAATATCTTCTGTTGGTGTAACTATTGTAGCAATAGTTTCAGAATAAAGCAATACGTCAGTATCTGTTGTGTAACGTGGCCATGGTTCTAGCGTGCCATCCTCATTAATTTTGTAAGGATCTTGCATGTGACAACTAGGTTCTTCTTCTAGTTGTTCTGCCATGGTAATCAATTCAATACCACTCTTAAGTATTATCAATGCTATCTGCATCATCATCCTCCAATGCTTGTTCTGCGTCTTTAAATATTTGTTCCATGTCAAGATCACTATCAACTCCTGCAATCATATCTTCATGTTGCTTGAAATTTTGCTCGTAGTTCTCTTCTTTAATTGCTTGTATATATTGTTCTGATATACTATCCAAAGGATCGTATGCAGTAATTACATGTCCTGCGGGAAGAAAAAAATCTTTGTCTTTACTCAAAGGTGCCCAAGGAAACCAAGATAACTGATAACCTTTCTCTCTATTAAAAACAATTTCCCCTTCGTCAGAAACAATTTCTAAACGAAAAGGTTTGTGTAACTTAAATCCTATAGACTCTTTTGTCTCAGGATCTGCTAACTCTTGGACTTCTGTAATTATTTCTTCGTTAGATCTCAATAATAAAATCTTTATACTCATCCTACATTGCCACCCATCTTCTGCACATTTGTGATATACGTATCACGAAGACTTGGAACTGGTTCTACAACGGTAAGAACCATATTATGATTTAAAGGAATTTTTATCTCAGGTGTAAGAGGACACCACGGTGAGTAATGAACTTTAACTTCTGGATCTGTTACGATTCCTGTCTTGTCCATTTTAGGTGAGTCATATTCAACTTTATACGGATAGTTCATGATGTATGCCTGTCTCTCACCAGAATCTTTGTTTACTGCTTCTTGCAGATCGCATATTACATTGTCACCATTGAACATTACAACAACCTTTACTCTCTCAGACTTTACTAAAAATTGTGGAGGTGCAGGAGGAGTGATATTAACTGGTTCCTTCTTCTTTCTTGCCATGTCAAAAATGCTTTTGTTTATATTATAAAGGAGGTATCAACAATTGTCAATACCTCCTATGTATGTTAGATATAGTCCTTTCTTCGATGATGTTTAGGAATTACTTTTCCTAATACGATGGTAAGGAGTCCATCAGTAAACTCGACGGATCTAACCTCTGTATCGTCGGAGAGCGTCCATGCACGTTGGAAGGCACGTTGTGCCAATCCTTGATGCACATACGTTGCATCATCCTCTGATTTTTCTTTGCTACCTTCAACATATATCTTTCCATACTCCGTATAGACTTTGACGTCATCTTTTTTGAAGCCAGCGAGAGCAACTTCCAATCTTGATTCTTCATTAGAAATATGTATTAGGTTGTAGGGTGGGTAGTTAGTCTGGGTTGTGTTCCAGAATGAATCGAAATAACTATCCATTCCTATGCTGTTCTTTGCAATCTTGTCAAATAGTGTTGGCAAGTCGGCAGCAGTGTACCTTTGAATTTCCATAATAGTTCTCCTGTTATAGCGAGTGTTAGTAATGTGACCCTTTCGGCATCACACTACTAATTATAACACTAACACAGAAAACCTTAGTTCGGTTCTCCCTCATCAATAACCATTTCTACTGGTTCATTCTCACTTTCTAGTTGTGGAAAATACCAAACTTCTAACTTCAATTCGCTTAACTTTTTACGATAGTTTGCAAGTAGTTTTGGATTTATTATGTTTTCTATTGGAGCAAGAACATTATCTCTTCTGGTATACCAAGAACTATTAAGTCTATCTTTAAAGAATTTACGAGAACCAACAATCTTTACAGAGTCGTTAGCATTCTTAGCGTTGTAAAGGAGAACCTTGGTTATCTTTTCTGGAATTTCTATCTCATTTTTACATACACTTGTGAGAATCCTTTCAGCATAAGTGTAAGCAAAACTATCATTATGCTGTAAAGGAACATGAATAAATTTGTAATCATTGTTCTCAGTGTTATGAGCACCCCAGTCTGGACTTGATGCAACCCATGCATCTTTTTCACTAGGATCATTGTTTTTTGTCAGAACATTAGCAACTGAATTAGGATCCTCTACAGCATCTATAATTGATGTTATGATTCTTCCTATGACTCTAGAGTTATTATCATACCGAGTATGACAACCCATGTTCTTTAGTATTCTCTCAACAAAATCTCTAGAAAGAATGTAAGAGTCATTGACACTATTCCAATCTATATCCCTGTCAAGTTCTGCCTTGAGTATCAGGGTTGCTGCTGTTACATAGTTGTAATCTTTTGTGTCATCTGATTGAGGACCGAAAACATTACCCCACATTGATGCTATTGTTAGCACCGAGTCCAGAGTGAATAGATTGAAGTTTGGTTCGTTTGGAGGATAAACTCGTTCATACTCAACATCAGGAACTTCAATATCCTTTTGAACATATTTGTCTCCTGTCAACACACTTAACGTATGTCTTCTGTCAAACGCTTCCTTCTCTTCACCTCTACGAACATAAGGTATTGGCCAAGATGTTCTATCCCAACCATAAAAAAATGACCCTGATAAGGATACAACCTTACTAGCGTCCGTCTTGCCCGTACCTCGTACGTTATTTTTACTGAATCTAAAATTTCTTGCTTTTTCCATTCCCATTCCGTCTTTTTTCATACGTAATAATAGGAAGTCTAGATAAATATCGTCTTCATGATTGACGACAAGATCTTCTTGGGTAAAGCTACCCCACTTTAATTTTTTTGCCATTGTTAGTAACCAAATTTATATGACTTCCATTAGAAAGTCACGACAGTTCTATTTATAATAGTTTTGAAAAAAAGGAGGTGTGGTTAACCGTCCTCTTTTTTCTTACCAATGTTGTATTTACTTTCCAAAGTCCAATCACCCTTCTCTTTGTATGAAAGAACTTTGATTTGACTTAGAGGTGCTACATCAGCAATACTCTCTCTGCTATTGATTGATACTAAACCCCAATCACCTAGCAACTGCACTATGCGGTTCCTACGTTGCACATCATTGAGACTTAGGTTTGCTTTTTTACCATCAAGAGCAAACAACTCTTTAAAATGCACGATATAATATTTGCCTTGCTTATGCAGTATGTGGCATGATTGATATAACTTTTTCTCTTTTCTGGACGCTACACCTATTCTTGTCAGTGTTTCACGAACCTTTAAAAAATCATCTGGTTCACTTAGTCCTACCTCTATCATACTTTCGGTAGTCCATTTGACTTCCTCAGTGATCGCAGTCATCGTATGCCTCCCATGTCATGTTTGTTACGAATGTATTCAAGTTGGGTTTTGGTTAGAAGACTTACTGCGACCTTTGCTTTTTCATTACTATATCCATAGTGTTTTTTGACAAGATCCAGATCATCCATCTGTTCTTTCTTCAACCAAGGAGAAAATCTTTTTCGTTTCCTCAAAGTATATAGGAAGAAAGAATACTGCATGTCCTTGTCAAGGTTACTATGCTTATTCATTTCATTTGCAAACAATACAGTATCAAGATGTCCTGACAAACACCTGTTAATAATGTATGGAGGATAAGATGATATCATGTCTGGATCCTCTATCAAATTTTCTTTGGTAAAGTTGATAGAGTTTAACCAATCTTTCAATTCATATTTCATAACACCATGTCAATCCCACTTGATCTATCACATGCCCACCTTATAACTTCTGTTGCGTGAAAACGTTCTTTCATATATTCTACCGCATCTTTTGGTTTAGATTCACGACCACAACAAAATATGTCACACTTTGCAAGATCATATTCAGGCCATGTGTGTATGCTGATGTGACTATCCCTCAACATAGCAAAACCAGTTACACCTTGAGGTTCAAATTTATGTGTTTCTACTTTCAAGTAAGGTGATCTAGCAACTATTGATGCATTCACTAAACTGTCATGTATAAACTCCTCTTCATCTAAAAGATTTTTAAAGAGGCATCCACGTAAATCAAATAATATATGTTTCATTAGAATGTTCTGATAGGACCTACAACACCAGTTTTGTTGTTGTTAACACGATAGATTTGTGTTCTACCATCTTTAGTTTGTACATGGACTTCTTCACCCATGATAATTGCTGTTTGTGAGTTTGGTGCAAATGTAGATAGTCCTCCTCTACGTGTATTGTAGAGTTGACAATATCCACTAGGCAACACTCTGACTCCGATACTTTCCATAATTAAGACAAATTAGTTCACGACGTTTTGTTTGGTCTATCATATATGTTCCTGTAGACCGCATAGTATAAGTATGAGCAAAGTCATACTGATACCACTCAAGAAATCTTTCAACGATATCTGGGTGGTTATTATATGATATCATAACATTGCACAATTGCTCGTCCATGATATCTGCAAATTTTGCATGGTCAAAACCTTTATGCATATTACCCTTATGTCCATACAAATTATCTTTGATATTGTATGGTGGATCTGCATATATCAATACATTATCTTCATCAGATCCTAAGTGCTCATAAGATAAATTTGTGATTGACCAATCACGTATTAAGTATTCATAGGCAGGAAGTTTTTCAATCCCACGTAATGAGAAGTTGGAATCGCTTGCTTGCGAAGAGAAGGATGATCCTTCAGAAAGACCAGAGAAAGAACACTTGTTAACAATATAAAAAGCAATTGCTCTGTCCTGATCTTTCGCATCCGTGTCATTTACTATCTCCTTTGATTCTAAGAATAATCCTTGTGCTTTATGTGGTGTGCTGTATGTGCTTTTTAAAATCTTAAGACTCCTTGCCATCTCTTCTCCATCACTCTGAAGTTGCACCCAAAAATTATAGAGTGGTTCGTATAAGTCATTGACCCATACTTTAAGATCAGGATATTGTTTTGTTATTTCAAGTGCCATACTACCACCACCTAGAAATGGTTCTCTATACTCTGTTATCTCAGCGGGTAACCATTGACATAGTTTAGGAACTGCTCTAGATTTACCGCCAGGATATCGTAGTGGTGTCTTAAGACTTTTCATTCTTCTTCTACTGTTTCCAATTCTTCTATTGCATCTACTGGCACCTCATTGCCATCAATACTATACCAGTGTTGTGGGATACCAATACTATCTTCTCTTACACCTAAGTATGCAAGATCACTGAATGAATGTTCACGGAGCATTGCTTGCAATCTCCAATGGATAAGTTCTGATCTTTTCATCTTACCACCATGTCCTGTTCAAAAAAATCGTCAGAAGGTTCGGGAATCCGCACTTGACTATATGTGATAGTTTCTATCAATAAATTTATATCAGCAGATATACCATCATTAGAATCTGCCATCCTACGGAAACCACATCCTACGAATATTTGTCCTGCAAATACAGAGACAGTTGCTGCACCCCAGAACAGATAATAAAATCTGGACTTTACTTGTGCTCTCAGTTTTTCACGTTTAGTCATTTGAATTGACACTCCACCATAATTTCAGTTAATGCTGCCAAGAGATTTATTTCCTGATCAGCAACAAATGCTGATTGGTATTGATACTTGGCAATAATCAATACCGCTTGAGGTATACTTGCAGGAGCAAGTGCACCATACAAACTATCATAGACAGTTCGTAAGATAGTGTTAGGATCATTATCTAGGTTAGCAACAATCCATTTGCGTGTTGCACCAAAATCTTTACCCTTCAACGCACCTACAAGTTTTTCTAATCTGACCTGACTTATCTGTGCCAGAATGCCAGTGTCGATAACCCCCGACGCTGCGTATCTTTGCAGTTCGTTGAGGGTGCGTCTGAAGTCTGGGAAGAACTTCTGGACGACCTCGGCAACAACCGCATCAGTGAATTGTATATCTTCTGCGGTAAGAATGCCACGACACCTCTCAAAAAATTTTCCTGCGATTTCTTGTTTTTGTTTTCCACGAGTATTGCAATCAATAACAGTTGTACGAGAATGTAATGGTTGTATAATTTTGTTCTTAAAATTACACGTGAATATAAATCTACAGTTGTTTTGAAACTCTTCTATAGATGCACGCAATAACAACTGCACATCATGTGTGGTGTTGTCTGCTTCATCTATAATGATGACTTTATGTTTTGCACTAGAGGTCAATGATACTGTAGATGCAAATTGTTTTGCATTGTTTCTTACTGTGTCTAAGAATCTACCTTCGTCAGATCCGTTAATCACAATAAAATCTACACCTAGTTCATGGCACAATGCTTTTGCAACTGTAGTCTTACCGATTCCTGCTGTGCCACATAAGAGAAGATTAGGAACTTCTCCTGCATCAACAAAAGACTTGAAGGTTTTCTTCAAATCATCAGGAAGGATACAATGTTCAATATTCTTAGGGCGATATTTTTCTACCCAAAGAAACTCATTCATAATTTAGGATACCCAATAAGGTTTTCTTTGTGGGTCACGAAGATAATTACTTGAGACCCATGGTTTACTAGCAATATAATACTTGTATGCAGTAAAGATGTCAATAGTCTTGTTATGCTTGAACTGATCAGGACCTGCAAAAACAAATGAGGACGGTGTATTGTGATACCCGAACGGTATTATACTTTGTGCTTCCTCTATAGTTTTTTGACAACTATGCACCTTTTTGTATCTGTGTGTATATTCTTTACATAGTCCTATACCATGAGCAACTAACCACCATGTATTGATAAGTGATTCGTTTGCCCAGATAGTGCAAGGGTGATTGCGAAATGCACCTTTCTCTGTTTTGTATGGTTGTCCGTCAAGACGATGTAGTTCGCCATAGTTGTGACCCCATTTTTTAGAACACACAATAGAAAGCATTTGACATGTTTCTAATGGCATCTTGACAATATGTTTGTCAGGTAAAACCTGAGCAGAAACTATGGGTGAGGGATCGGTAACAAATATATTCATTACCAACTCTTAGCGTGAGTATTTACATCGCCTTCAACATGGTTGTGATCTATCTCATCTATGTGAGCATGTTCTATGTTGAAGTGCTCAAGTGCATTAGCGATTCTTTCTAATGCAGTTGCAATGCGATCTGTGTCAATAGGATTCATAATGAAAAGGGTATATTACCCATTATATACAGAATCTGGTTCAAGTGCAATAAGATATTCTAAATCTCTGTTTGCATCTCTAAACAATGCAGCATTCTGTTTGCTGATAGTAACTCCGTAATCTGCAGGAAGTAACTTTAGATATTCTACTTTAAAATTAAAAGTAAACTTAGCATCAGTAGTTCCTACCTTTACAGAATAGTTGTTTGATGTGTCATTCTTCTTGTCACGTACAACAAGTTTAATATCTTGACCATCACCTATGACTGCAAGGTCATCTACACTGTAGATAGATGCTGCTCTAATAAGGTTGTTTAAGTCAGACCATGCAACCACAAAGGAAACATCTTCACTAGGGATCTGTGCCCTCTGTGCGGGTGGAGAAGTAATCGTAGATGGATCAGCAAAGAAATATCTTGATTGACATTTTTTATCTTTGATGATGACGTAATTATCATTAGCAAAATCAAAATCAGGATTGTCAAAAAGAGATAGTCCAGATAAAAACTCACTTAAATCATAGATTGCAAAATCTCTTGGAAACTTTTCTTCTACAACTGCACGAGAGAGAATGTTTCTCTGTATGGATAGTGTAGATAATTCCTGCCCTTCCTTAAAGGTTATTGACGGATTAATATTGGAAAAGTTTTTCAGTATGTCAAGTGTTCCTTTAGACAGTTTCATTTACTTGCTTCCTCCATAGTGTAGAAATAATATAATAATACACAATAGTGCATTGCTTTTTTGATGTCAAGAGTAGGTGTTCCTTTCTTGTCATAACGACTTAAGTATTTCATAGCATTACCTCTGCAAAAACCTTTAGCATCACCGAGTGCTTGAATGAAATCTAGAGTTTGAAACTTGTTCTTACTCACATAATGTTTGGTGTAAGTCTCACCAATGTAATCTCTTACGAGATCAAGAACCACGTCCTCATCAAACTTGAATTTGGATCGTTCTGTATTGATCGTAACGTTGCCTGTAATTTCTGGATTATAGTGTTTGTATGGGTCGATTTTCTCGAACCCATACTCATCCAGTAGTCCTTCTTCTTCCAAAATGTCATAGAGTAACCAGTATGCCACCATTATACCTCAAAAGATACGTCTGCGTCAACCTTGTCGTAAAGTTGTTGAAATGCATCTTTGGTCTC